GCACTTAATATTAAAGAACGAGATATGGACTATTTAAATGAGGCATTTGCTTGGGGTTCTCTTCCTTACGACTTAGCCGCCGTATGTTCTTTTTGGCTTGGTGAAAAAGAAAAAGCGGTTGAATATGCCGAGAAGGCGGTAGAGCTAGACCCGACAAATGAAAGATTAAAGAGTAACCTAGAACTTTGTAGGAAGGAGATTGCCTAATGAGAGGTCACACCCCAGGCGGTCGTTTTGACGCTGACTTTGAAACCACCGACCTATTAAAAGGTGTGGACCACGACCTTAAACACCCAGTGGGTACAAAAGCTCTTTGGTATGTATGGAACCCTGCGGCAACCGTAGTTGACCCTATCTACGACACTGGTCAAGATATAACCAACAACCTTGGTGGCAAAAGATGGCTTGGTCCTTATGAACTTCCTGTAGTTAGAGCAGTTATCACTCAAGGTCAAGCTAAGACTTCGGCGGTTGGTTACTACAACGCAGATGAGCTTCACCTTACTCTTAACATTGAAGACGTTGAAAAGATTGCCCCTGGTGTTATTGCAAACCCAGATAGGCAAAACCGCGGTCGTCTAATCTGGAAGAACCAGGTATACCGTCCATATGCAGTACAAGAAAGAGGCATTGTTGCTGAAAGATTTACCCTACTAGTAGTAGACTGTATACAGGTCATGCCAGAAGAAATGGTCAATGACCCACAATTTTTAGCGTACGCTAATTAGGAGGCCATATGGCTTTACATCATCAATCACACACAGTAGGAACTGAACCAGTTTTATTAGTAAACCTACCTGCAAAATGCCCAACTACTGTAGTTCAAATTGTTAATGACGATAACAACTCTATCTATATTGGAGATTCTACCGTTACTACCACTGGTATAGATAAAGGTCTTACTGTAAAGAAAGACTCTGTTTACTCTATTCAATTAAATGCTGGAGATAAATTGTACGGGATAGCCGCTACGACTACGGGCGCTAACGCAGTTTCAGTTCTTTACTCAGGAGTATTTTAATGGCGCAAAAAGAAAAACCAGCTAAGCTTCTTGCTGGTGGAGCACCGCACGTTGTCTATAAAAAAGACAAGAAAGTGGTTGTTGACCACCTTGGTAAAAAAGGCGGAAAAAACGACAAAATAAATTTAACCCAAAAAGGCGGAGCTAAGACAGTGAAGCAAGGGGTTAAGGCGGTAAAAAACTGGCATTCAAAGAGTGCCCATCGTAGTCAGGGACGTTAATGGCTAAAAAAGAAAAACCAGTCTGGGAGAAGAAGGACCCAACCCCAGGCAAATCTAGTAAACTATCTAAGAAGCAGAAATCCTCTGCTAAGGCTAGGGCGAAGGCAGCAGGCCGTCCCTATCCTAACCTCGTCGACAACATGGCTGCTGCAAGAAAGAAGAAAAAATAATGTGCGCAACATGTGGATGCATGGGCTCAAAAAAGTCCGCTAAGAAAGCAGCAGCTCCAAAGAAGGCAGCCAAGAAGGCAGCCGCTAAGAAGATGCCAGCATTCTTGAAGAAAGCAGCAAAGAAGAAGTAATCATGGCCAAAACTCCATCCTTTATGAAGGGCAAGTACACTAAGTCCAAAGACGAAAAAATGGATGCCCGACTTATGAAAAAGGGCGGCATTAAGGACAAAGATGACAAAGCTGAGTTCCATAAATTGGACACAGCCCACGGCAAAAAGAAGAAGCCAAAGACTATTGCAGAAGATAAAAAAATTGACCTAAAGATTATTAAGAAGGTCAAGGCAAAAGAAAAGGCTGAGGAAAAGGCCGAAAAAAAGAAAAAGAAGTAAACTGCTTAGGGGCCCAAACGGGCCCCTTTGCTTTATCCTAGTTAGTGAGCCCATGCGGGGCTCAAAGCACCACCCCTGCGTTTACCCTGCTACTCCTACAGGAGCACCATGCCTGAAGATAACAAGATAAGTAAAGCTTCCGATGTGGAATTCATCGAGGCTTTAGCCGAAGCCAATAAAGGCTCGGGCGCTGGCGTGTGGAAAGCACTTGTAATAGGAGCAGTAACGCGAGGGATTATTAACGGTGTTACCAACAAGCGTCGTAAATAATTTTAATTCTAAGCTGTCGTCATCATCAATCTCGTTGACAGCCGAGCTTCGTCGTCACGCTCTCAATCGAGGCTGGCCTAGTGAGATAGTCAATTCTTTAGCGGTCGTTAAAAACGGCGGCTTACTTGACATTACTTACCCAGAACAGTTTCGTACACAGATAGAGAACTTAGAGTATGGCGATGGTCCTAATCCACCCTCACCCGTTCTTCGTTCTTTTAACTACAGGGCAGACCAACTAGCTGAAGACATCTATGAGGAAACTCATGAGTCAATAGTAGAAACGAGCAAGATATAACATGGGTAATCCATTTATTATTGCTGAGGACCTAGCCTTAAAAACCCTATTACAAGGAATGACTGTGTCAGATGAGAAGAACGCATCTCGTCAAGTTAAGGTGTGGTTTGGGTATCCAGACGTTGAAGTCAGAGCCCAAGAATTCCCATTTGTAACTATTGACTTAATTGACATGTTACCCGCAAACGATAGGCAAACCTCAGGAATGCTTACCGACAACGATTACAGAGGAACGATATCCCCTGTAAGCAATAGGACCTACTCCTATGAAATACCAGTAGCTTTTGATTTGGTCTATCAGATTACGACCTACGCGAGAAATCCGCGACATGATAGGGCCATCATTCATCAGCTTACAACTAAGTTTCCATCAAAGTACGGCGGCTTGTTAGTGCCTAATGAACTAGGTACTGAAACCTCAAGACGACATATGTTCCTTGATGGGTTTGCAAAAAGGGATGCAGTTGACGGTGAAACTGGCAACCGCAGACTTCTTCGCAATGTTTACACAGTAAGAGTTGTTAGCGAACTTACCCCGCTTGCTGCAAAGATTGCTACCAAGCGTGTTGAGGAAGTTAACATCAACACTAACCCAGTGTCCGTACCACAAGCCGTAATCCCTGCAGGACTAACAAAACTCTAATAAACGGTCACCAAAGTTTAAACAAAGGAGATATAACAAATGGCAGTACTACGACCAGGGGTCTACGTCGAAGAGACGCTTAACCCTGTTGCACCTGTAGTTGGCCCGAACTCAGATTCTATTGGTGCTTTTATTGGCGCTAACGATAGAGGACCAGTTCTTATACCAACACTTGTAACTTCTTGGAGCCAGTATGTAACCCTATTTGGTTCTTGGAATACCAATGCAACTAACGATTTACCTTTAGCTGTATACATGTTCTTTTCAAATGGCGGAAGCCAGTGCTACGTTGTTCGTATAACAAACGGCGCTACTGTTGCAACCCGTTCTTTGGCAGACCGTGCAGCAACACCATCTACAACCCTTCAAATTCAAGCAAAGAACGCTGGCGCTTGGGGTAACAACATTAACATTTCAGTAGTTAACTCTGTTACAACAGGTCTATTTGATTTGCTTGTTTACTACAACGGCAACACAGATGCTAACTTGGTAGAGCGTCACAATGACCTTTCCATGACAGCCTCTAATGCTCGTTATGCACCAACAGCAGTAAACGCAGCATCAAATTATGTAGTTCTTACAGACCTAAACTCTGGAAACACTGGAGCTACACGTAACCCAGCTGTTGTAACTAACCAAACTCTTGCTACTGGAAGCGCTGGAAGCGCCCTAGGAAACAATGATTATGGAACTGGTTTGCTAGCTCTTGATGTTGTTAAGCAATCTTTGATTCTTAACGTTCCAGGAATTTCAAACGTACCTGTAATTAACGCAGCAATTGGTTACGCAAACTTTAGACAAGATGTCTTTGTTGTTATTGATGGAGTTTCTGATGTAGTTTCTACACAACTTGCTCTTGCTTCTCAATATACTTCTAGCTCATTAGCTGCAGTTTATTATCCAAATCTATTAATATCTGACCCAACAGTATCTGTTGGTTCTGGTTCTGGACGCACTGTTGCAGTAGGTTCTGGCGCCGCAGTTGTAGGTTTGATTAGCTCAACAGATGCATCACGCGGAGTGTTTAAAGCACCAGCAGGCTTGCAAGCACGTCTTGCAGGAGTTGTATCAGTTGTTACTCTAACTAATGCTGAACTTGATAACCTTAACTCAGCAGCAGCACCAGTAAACGCAATTAAGTTTGTACCTGGTTCTGGATTTGTTGTTATGGGTTCACGAACACTTAGACCTGGATACGTAGACAAATACGTACCAGTACGCCGCACACTTATCTATCTACGTAAGGCTCTTACAGACCTTACTGAGTTTGCCATCTTTGAACCAAACGACGAAGCACTATGGCGTCGTATTGAAGCAAACGTTAGTACATTCCTAACAGACTTCTGGAGCAAGGGCGGTCTACGAGGCACAACACCTCAAGCAGCATTCTTTGTTAAGGTTGATGCAGAAAACAACCCACAAAGTTCAATTGATAATGGATATGTAAACATCGAAGTCGGTGTCGCATTACAGCGTCCAGCTGAGTTCATCATCATTAAAATCGGTCAGTTTGACGGTGGAACCACCGTTACTGTGGCGTAAAGGAGATAACCACAAATGGCTAGCAGCATAATCAACCGCC